ACTAATCAAGACTTTAGCTTTACATTCAATGGCTAGTAAAGACCAACGAAAAGAAACAGACAAGCGGACAGCGCTATTAAAAACTAAGGCAGTGCTAAATGATATGCAAGATTCGCTGATCGCTTCACCGTGATAAAAAAAATGACTAGGGGCGAGAAGGTTATAGCCTTCATTACTACCTATATTATAACGCCGGAGGGTTCGCAAGTAGGCAAGCCAATGCAGTTGGCTGAGTTCCAGCGCAAGTTCATCTTAGAAATTTATGATAATCCGCATGGAACTAAGCAAGCATACCTGAGTATTTCACGTAAGAACGGAAAGAGCGGACTCATTGCAGCCATTATTTTGGCTCACTTAGTAGGGCCGGAAGCTAAACATAATAGTCAAATTATCTCAGGCGCTAGAAGTCGTGACCAAGCTGCGCTAGTTTTTAAGCTGGCTAGTAAGATGGTTATGCAATCATCTGAGCTTATGAAGGTGGTTAAGATAATCCCGTCAAGCAAAATGTTAATCGGCTTACCTCGCAATGTGGAGTACAAAGCCATTGCAGCAGACGGTACTACAGCTCATGGCTTGAGTCCGGTGTTGGCTATCCTTGATGAAGTTGGTCAAGTAAGAGGTTCTCAAGATGATTTTATCGATGCTATCACAACTTCGCAGGGTGCTTATGATGAACCGCTGCTGATTGCTATTAGTACGCAGTCGCCTAATGACGCTGATTTGTTCTCTATATGGATTGATGACGCTAAAAAATCAGGTGATCCGGCTATTGTTTCACACGTTTACGAGGCTACAAAAGATTGCGACTTGATGGATGAAGCTGAATGGTATGCAGCAAACCCAGCGCTAGGCATATTTAGATCGTATAATGAGCTGAAAGAGTACGCGATTAAAGCAGAGCGTATGCCGTCTAGTGAAAATGCTTTTCGCAATTTATATTTGAATCAGCGAGTGCAAGCAAACAATCCGTTTGTTAGTCGTGACGTATGGCAATCAAACGGCGATATGCCTGAATCATTGATCGGTAAAAATGTATATGGTGGCTTAGACTTGTCAAGCGTTAATGACTTAACTGCGCTAGTATTGGTTACAGATGATGGCGATGTCGTGCCATACTTTTGGCTTCCAGGTGAAGGGCTTGCTGAAAAGGCTAAATCAGATCGTGTGCCGTATGATGTATGGGAACGTGAAGGTTATTTATTGACTACGCCTAGCAAAGCTATTGAGTATTCATACATTGCTGAATATCTACGCAGTATATTTGACAATTTTAATATAGTTAAGATTGCATTTGATAGATACAACATGAGATTTTTAAAGCCTTACTTAGAAAAGGCAGGCTTTACTGATGAGGAAATGGATAGGTTTGTAGAAATGGGGCAGGGGTTTATTTCAATGTCACCGGCTATTCGTGAGCTTGAATCTAAGTTACTTACTAAAAAATTAAAACATGGCAATCATCCAGTATTAACTATGTGTGCAAGCAATGCTAGTGTTATACTTGATCCTGCCGGTAATAGAAAGTTTACAAAACAAAAATCTAATGGTAGAATAGACGGCATAGTTAGCTTGGCTATGGCTGTAGGCGTTATGCCTGAGTCGCTAGATCAAGGTGATTTTGATGGCTTTTTAATGAATCCTGTGGCGGTTAAATGAGTGTATTTACACCAGTAATCAATTGGTTGTTTGATGGGTTACAAAGAAACCAAGGCATACAAAACCCAGCGCCTCCGGTATATTCAGAGAGCGCAGCATCGTCTGTCACATTTGACAGCGCCATGCAACTATCAGGCGTGTGGTCATGCGTTAAATTAATATCTGAAACAGTGGCAAGTCTGCCATTAACTGTTTATAAAAAAACGCCTGACGGTCGTGTGAAGTCAGTTAGTGATCAGCTAACAATTTTGTTTCAAGGTAAAGTCAACCGCTACCAAAACAAGATTGAATTCTTTGAAACAGTATTGTTAAATTTAATTGTGCATGGTAACTCATATTGCATTATTCAAAAGTCAGGCGGTCGCATTGTTGGCTTAATGCCTATAATGGCCTCGCAAGTAGAAACAACTTTACTTGCTGATGGCGCTATTGTGCATGAGTATTATTATGACGGCGGCGTTAAAGTATATGCTGCTGAATCAATATGGCATTTAAAGATGATGGGTAACGGCGTTATTGGCCTGAGTCCACTAGCTTATCAGCGTAATACTTTAGGAATTGCACAAGCCGCAGAAAGCGCAGTTACTAAAATATATCGTAACGGCTCAAAGCCTAGCGGAGTTTTAAGTATTGATCGAGTATTAACTAAAGAACAGCGTGACTCTATTAGATCAAACTTTAGCACTTTAGTTTCTACCAATGATGAACGGCTGCTAGTGCTTGAGGGTGGCATGAAGTTTGACGCTATCTCACTGAGTCCGGCAGACATTGAGCTGTTAGCGTCTAGGCAATTCCAGCTTTCTGAAATCTGCCGCTGGTATGGTGTGCCAAGTGTCATGATTAACGATACAAACTCTACCACTGTTTGGGGATCAGGTATTGAGCAGATCGTATCAGGATTTTATAAAGTAACATTACGCCCTATCTTAGAAAAGATAGAGCAATCAATGATCGTGACTTTGCTTGGCGATAGCGTGGGCGAATACGATGTTGAGTTTAACTTTGAAGGTTTACTGCGAGCAGATCAGAAGTCACGCTTTGACGGCTATCGAACTGGTATTCAAGGCGGTATCATTACACCTAATGAAGCTAGATCGATGGAAGGCTTGCCGCTTATGGATGGCGGTGACGAATTATTTATGCAGTCTGCTACCTTGCCTATATCGCAGCTAGGCCAACAACAACCAACTACAGCACCAACTAATACACCTGATATGGGACAAACCAATGACAATCCTGCATAAAAGCCTTAACTTACAAGATGTAAGCGTTAAGTTTGACACGGTTGGGGGCATGAAGTTTAGCGGATATGCTTCTAAATTTAACGATGTTGACTCTTATAACGATACTATTATGCCAGGCGCTTACGCTGCAACCTTGCAAGATCGTGAGCGAGCAATACAAATGCGCTGGAATCACTATGGTGAAGTTATTGGCAAATGGACAATGGTTGCCGAAGACGAAAAAGGCTTATGGGTTGAGGGTGAATTAACACCCAATCATTCAAAAGCGCAAGACGTTTACGCGTCATTGAAGCATGGCGCTATTTCAGGTCTAAGCATTGGCTTCTATCTAAAAGACTTTGATCTAAAGCCTGATGGCGTTCGCGTATTGAAAGAGATTGAGCTAGTAGAGATTAGCGTAGTAGAAGAACCTGCGGACTTAGGCGCACGAATTGAAGATGTAAAGTCAGCCGTTACAGAGGCTAAGACTTTGAAGGAAATTGAAACCTTACTGCGTGATGCTGGCAAGTTTTCAAGGGCTGATGCGACTGCTATCGTTAGTCGTATCAAGTCTATTGCACAGCCGAGTGATTCGGTGGCAGAAGAAACAAATGCACAAGCTATTTTAGCCGCCGCATTAAAACTTAAATCACTATAAAGGAATTACAAATGGAACTGAATGATATGATCGACGCTGGCTTTAAGTCAGTACAGGAAAAAGTAGGCGCTGAATTAAAGTCAGCTATGGACAAATACGAAGGCCAACTTAAAGACACTGGCTCAGTTGCTGTTGAAGCTAAGTCAGCCGTTATTGCATTGGCTGAGGAATTCAAATCAGTCGCCGCTTCTATGAATGAGTTAGCACAAAAGAGCGCTAACGGTTTACATGCAGAAGCACCGCTGTTAAGTGCTGGCGCTGAGTTCGTTAAATCAGAAGGCTTTAAACAATTGCTTAAAGGCGAGCGCGACAAAGTACGTGTTGAAGTTAAGAACACAGTTACTTCTGATTCAACAACTGTATTCCCGTACCAACGTCCAGGCGTTATTGCTGGCGATTACAAACCGCTTACTATTCGTGAATTATTCCGCTCAATCCCTGTTTCTAGCAACATGGTAAACAGCTTGCGCGAATTAGCAAACACAAACAGCGCAGCAGAAGTTTCACAAGGTGCAGCTAAACCTGAATCAGCAGTGACTTTTGAGCAGTACAATGTGCCAATCACTACCGTTGCTCATTGGATTAAAATCTCTAAGCAACTTATGGAGGATGCTCCGGCAATCACTGCTTACATTGACACTCGTTTGCGTGATGGTTTAGCACAGCGTATTGATGCACAATTGTTAAATGGTAACGGTACATCACCTAATCTATCAGGTTTGACTGACAGCGGCAATTTTACAGCCTATACAGCTACATCTGATGATTTGCTAGTGGATGCTATCAACCGCGCTAAATACCAATTGTGGGCTACTGGCAACTACGCTGACGCTGTTATTGTAAACCCTGCTACTTGGGGCGCAATGGAGCGTACACGTGAAGGCTCAGGTACTGGTGCTTATTTATACGGCACTCCTGGCACTGGCGGTAACATGAACCCATTTGGCTTGCGTATCGTGTTGTCAAACAACATGGCGGCAGGTAAGTTCTTAATCGGTGCGCTTGATACTGCTACTGTATTGTATAACCGTACAGGTGCAGTGGTTGAAATGGGTTATGTAAACGCTGACTTTACAAATAACCTGATCACAATCCGAGCAGAAGAACGCTTGGGTCTTGGTGTAGATCGTCCTAGCGCTATTTTATATGGTGATTGGACTGCTTAGTAAATAGTGTAAAATTAGAAAGCCTGCTTCGGTGGGCTTTCTTTTTATGGGATTAATATGAAAATAGTTATTACATCAAAAAAGCCAATTAATGATGACGTTAAAGGTCGCTTACAAAAAGATACAGTGATTGATCTACCGGATCATAAAGCTAAGTTCTACATTGAACGTGGCGAGGCCGTAGCATACGAAACAAAGGTCATGCAAGATAACCCACTAAAGACAGGTGGCGCAACGGCACAGTCGTCTGTTGCGCGAGTGGTGGAAGCCTTACGCGACAGGATGCCGAACTCGTTAGAAAGTGGCGAGAAAAAGACACTGGTACGACTAAAGCGGTAATAGTAGCAAATAATACTTTTCAGCTAGTGTCATGGGCTGATGCTATGTTTGCTATGGATAAGGACTGGTGGACTATACACGGTGATGAAGTTGTAAAAACTTTTATAGGTGCTAAGTTCTCAAACAATCCAGTAAAAGAAGCAAAGCATTTAGCTCAGTTTGAACACTTCGGGAATAGTGGCGCTGCATGTATTAGTTTGGCTATTATGGGCGGAGCTAGTAGAATTATATTGCTTGGCTATGATTGTCAGATAACAAATGGCTTAAAACACTGGCATGGTGACCATAAAGCAGGGCTTGGCAACGCAGGAATGATCCACAAATGGCATAAAAAGTTTGCTGAAATAGCAGAAAGATGGCCTAATTTAGTGGTAAATGCTACTAGACAAACCGCACTAACTTGTTTTGAAAGAGTAGAATTAGAAAATGAAATTGCCACTTAATAGCGTTCGCGGTCGTATTAGATCATTTATTGAAGCTCATGCCGACAAATTGGGCGATGATGTGCTTGAAATAGGGTCTAGGATGACTAATCCTAATACATGGTGGATTGTTAACCATGATCTAGCTAAAGGCAAGTGGATTGGTTGCGATATGCAGCAGGGCGATGGCGTTGATGTTGTTGCCGATATTCATAATCCGCCAAGTGAATGGACTGGTAAGTTTACCGGCATTTTATGCAGCGAGGTTATGGAGCATATAGCAAGGCCGCATATTGCTTTGCCTAAAATTAAGTCACTCCTTAAACCTAACGGCTTTATTATAATCACTACTTTGTTTGCGTTTCCTGAACATGGCTTTCCTGATGATTATTTTAGATACAGCCGCAGCGGATTAAAATTGTTACTTGAAGATGCTGGCTTTATTGACGTTGAAACATTTTATGCAGGTGAGGTTGTATTGAAGCTTAACGATCACGGTGAAGCCGGAGAATGTACGCGCACTTTACCGATGCACACATTCGCGATTGCGAGAGTGCCATGCTAACACTATTGACAGCTACTGGATGCAGACCTAAAGCATGGGCTATCTGTGAAAAACTTATGCTTGCTCAAGATTATACAGGGTCAGTGCGCTGGGTCATTGTAGATGACGGCGAAGAAGCGCAGCCAGTGACGTTTAAACGCGATAACTGGACGCTTGAGGTAGTAAGACCGCAGCATAGATGGAAAGAAGGCTTAAACACGCAAGCTGATAACCTATTAGCCGGATTGAATGTTATTTCAGATGATGAAAATCTAGTAATTATTGAAGATGACGATCACTATGCCAGTGACTGGCTAGCGACTGTTAGCGAGTATTTAAAAGATTATGAATTAGTAGGTGAAACACTAGCAAAGTATTATAATATAACAACTAAGACCGGCAGACAGCTAAGAAACGACAAACACGCTAGTCTATGCTGTACGGCTATGCGAGGAAATGCCACAAAAGCATTTAGAAAGGTGTGTATTCCAGGCACTAAGTTTATTGATATTAACCTATGGAATAACTTTTCAAATAAGTTATTATTTATTAGTAGCAAGGTAGTTGGAATTAAGGGTTTTGAAGGTCGAAGCGGTATTGGCATGGGTCATAGTAAAGACTTTAGCGGAACGAAAGATTATAACCATAGTTTGTTAAAACTGTGGATTGGCGAAGGTATAAAGCACTATGTCTAACATCGTATGGCGCTACTGGCAAGACCGAGCAAAGCTTATTGTTGATATGCTAGACGGAACTTATGCCGAAAGGGTAGAAGCCTATCCGCCTAAAGTGCTGATGACTGATGATGATGGTGATTATGCACGTTTAAGGGTTGATGTTGGACAAACTGGATTCTTTGCAGGTCGTGAGTTTAGAACTTTTTACGAATTCTCTATTATTTCAGGTGCTACGCAAGTAATTAAAGTTACTCACGGCACAGATACAATTTTGCAGAAGTTCGGATCATCTTTAGACCTTGCAGAATTAAGAATTGAATTAAGAGTTGGTGGTACAGAGGGCGGCACGTTCGGTACTCAATTACCTATATTTAAAACAAATATAATGAGTTCTGCTTCTGATTATTTAAGTCAAACTACATTGGCTGTAGGTGGAACACATACCGGCGGCACAGTTGTTGATCTATTAAAGCTATACAGCGGAGCTAATCAAAATAAAGCCGATCAATCATCAGCTACAGAGGATTCGCCGCAAGGTTTTCCAGTAGGTAATCTTTATATTGTACTAACAAACACAGACGGCGCTACGGCTACCGGAATATTTCAGTCACGATGGGAAGAAAGACCATGAGTACAGCGACTTTAGCAATGGTAAAGGCAGATTTAAGAGTTACTAGCTCAGATGATGATGCTTATCTGCAAGTTTTAATCAATGCGGCTGAGGATGAGTGCTTGCAATTCTTAAATGTATCTGAATTGCCTACTGAGATCGGTTCTAGTGAGCCGCCATTGAAAGGTAGCGTGTATGCTGCGGTGTTTTTGTTAGTACGCTCAAAGTTTGACAGCGCTACACCTGATGAGATCAAAGGTATTCGCCAATGCGCTGAAATGTTACTTATGCCTTATCGTGGCAACTTAGGGCTTTAAATGTTAGCGCCTAAACTCAGAAAAAAGATCGACATTGAACAATTCACTAGCACAATTGATTCTAATTATGGCGGTGAAATTCAAGCATGGACTGTTTTCGCCAATAACATATCGGCTGAAATATTATCTGTTTCAGGTCGTGAGTTTTTCTCAGCGCAGGAACAACAAAACGCCGTGAACTATAAAATAACGATCCGTTATATGGCTGGCATACTTGCTAACATGCGAATAAATTATGACGGTGCTATATATAACATTAAGGCCGTACTGCCTGACAGTACAGGTAAGCGCTTCATTACTTTAATGGCTGAAATAGGTGTACATAATGGCTGATGATCTAGGCTTTACAGTTAGCGGACTGGCAGAGCTTTCTAAGAAGCTAAAAGAAATGCCTGATAAGCTAGCTAGGAACGGGCTTAGAGCTGCGGTAAATGCAGGGGCAGAGGTTATACGCAAGGATGCCATAACACGAGTGCCAGTGCTTACGGGTAGGTTGAAGAAAGCTATCTACAAGAAGCAGATAAGAGAAAAGTCAAACAATGTACAACAGACGTTTTTTATAGGTGCTAGGAATGGTAAGAAGTATAAAAAGTCAGACAAAGATGCTTACTATTGGCGGTTCTTAGAGTTCGGAACGTCTAAGTTACCTGCTAGGCCGTTCCTTCGCCCTGCATTTGATACTAAGAAAACGCAAGCAGTAGATGCTATTGCTAAGAAGTTAAAAGAACGAATCGACAAATATGCAGGTGAAAAATGATAGAAACTTCAATATATGGTATAATTAAAACGCTTGCAGGTGGTAGAGTTTACCCAATTGTATTGCCTGATTCTGTTTCTTTACCTGCGATAGTCTATCAGCGCATATCTAGTGTGCCGATAACGTCGCTAGATGGCGATTCAGGGCTAGATAGCGTTAGGATTCAGATTAGCGTATGGGGTAACACTTATAAAGAGGTTAAAGACTTATCTGTTACGGTTAGAGCTACGCTTAATGCTAGTGCGTTAAAGATAACAACTGAGAATGACACGGATGACTATGAGCCTGAAACAAAAAGGTTTAGGGTCTTAACCGATTTTGTAGTATGGCAAAAATAGCAATTTTTTAAGAGGAATTTATTATGTCTAGCTTGGCTTTAGAATCACAAGGCATGTTGTTAAAAATTGGTAATGGGTTAAGCTCAGAAACCTTTACAACTATTCCTGAAATTAAAACATTTAGCGGCCCTGGCGGTTCGGCTACTGTAATTGACGTATCAGACTTATCTAGCTTGGCACGTGAAAAGCGTATGGGCTTGAATGATGAAGGTCAGTTAAGTTTTACCATTAACTATGTGCCAACTAACACGCAACACGCTTTGCTTCGTACTCAACGTGCAAGCCGTGAGTTAACATCGTTTCAATTAGTGTTTACTGATACTGGCAACACCACATGGGATTTTGACGGCTATGTGAATGGCTTTAGTGTATCAGGTGCGGTTGATGGTGTTGTTGAAGCTCAAGTTACTATTGAAATTAGCGGCGCAATTACGGAAACACCATAATGGCAATACTAACTAAAAATGAAATCTTAGCAGCGAATGATGTTAAGCGTATTAAAATTGATGTGCCTGAATGGGGTGGTGAGGTTTATATCAGCACAATGACAGGTACAGCTCGCGATGAATTTGAAACAGGTATTCTCGCTAATGCCAAGTCCGGTAAAGTTGGTAATGCTCGCGCAAGATTAGCAGCCAGTACTATTACCGATGAACTAGGCAACCTTCTGTTTACTTCTGATGATATTGACAGCTTAGGTAAGAAGTCACAATTAGCTTTAGATCGTGTTGTCGTTGAGTCACAAAAGTTAAATAAGCTGACTAACGCTGATTTAGAGGAAGCAGAAAAAAACTAAACCGCCGGCCTGAGAGGATATTTTATTTCAGGCTGGCTGAAAAGTTAGGTAAGACAGTAAAGCAATTACTAAATGAAATTGACAGCGCAGAAATTACAGAATGGATGGCACTAGCTAAGATAGATTATCAAGCAAGACAGCCAAAAGTACAAACTGCGGATTCGATTAAATCTTCGTTTGCTAACAAAGTAATTAAAAAAGGTTAAAAAAATGGCGGCATTAGGTGAATTAGTAGTAAGTTTAAGTGCCAATACCGCCAAGTTTACCCAAGGCTTAGATAAAGCCGAATATTCAGCACAAAAATCATTTAAAAGCATGGCGGATAATGCCAAAGTTTACGGCGCTGCACTTGGCGGAATTGCCGTGGCTGGCGTTACTGCGTTTGCTTACTCAGTAAAACAAGCAATTGACGCAGCCGATGATATGAGTAAGGCATCGCAAAAAATTGGTGTAACTACTGAGGCTTTGTCAGCTCTTAAATATGCGGCAGATCTTTCAGGTATTAGCTTTGAGTCACTACAGAATGGACTTAAAAAACTTAGCGTTAATATGGATGAAGCATTAAGCGGTACGCTTATGCAAGTCGAAACATTTTATAGGCTAGGTGTTTCTGTTACTGATGCCAGTGGCAAGCTAAAGGCTTCTGATTCTGTATTAGCCGAAATTGCCGACAAATTCCAGCGTATGCCTGATGGCGTAGAAAAAACTGCAATTGCTGTACAGGCATTTGGTAAAGCTGGTGCTGATTTAATACCGCTATTAAATGGCGGTTCAGGTGGCATTGAAAAAATGCGTGAAGAAGCTGAAATGCTTGGAATCGTATTAGATCAAGAAACAGCAAGATCAGCAGAAAAATTCAACGATCAAATAGCTAAACTTACTACTACTTATGATGGATTTGCATTAAGCACAGCAGAAACAATGCTGCCAGCACTTAATTCAGTAGTATCGGCACTAGACAATATATTTTTTGGCTTTGATAAGTTAGAGCGACAAATTAAAAAAACTGGTGGGGCTACTGCTGGCAGTTGGAGTCCAGTACCATCAATAAACGACAAACCAACAGAAGGCATGTTTAAATTGCCGACTGAATTTCAAGCTGCACCAAAAGCTGCGTTTGCTGATTATCAAAAACAATTAAAAGATGCAGAAGATGCGGCAAAGGCATCAGCTAAATCTGCGGCAGACGCTAAGAAAAAATCACTAGATGAGCAATTAAAAGACCTGCAAGAACAAATGAATTTTGAAATTGAGTTATTAGAATTTCGGAATCAAGAAGAACTCGATATGCTTGCAGATCGTGAAGAAGAAAAAAAGGCAAGAATAGCAGAAACAGTTTCTAAACAAAAAGAATTTAACGCAGAAGTTGAGCGCGTTAAAAACTCAGTTGATCCGCTAAGAGAATATACAGTAGCTATTAAACAGCTTGGTGAAATGTTTGATATGGGTAGAATAACAGCAGAAGAATTTGCAACTGCATCAGCTAACGCACAAAAAGAAATGCTGGGCTTTACTGATAAAGGCAAAACTGGATTTGATGAATTAAAAAATGCTATTGACGGCTTTGCTAGGGATGGCGCTAGTGCAATGACTGACTTTATATTTGGCACTAAAGGTTCATTCAGTGACATGGTAAACTCTATGCTTAAAGACTTGGCAAGGTTGGCTTTGCAAAAATCATTATTTGAGCCTTTAGTTTCAGGAGCTAGTGATGCGTTCTCAAGCTCAAGCGGTGGCATAGCTGGTTTGTTAGGAGGCATGTTTGGCGGTGGTCGCGCTCAAGGTGGTGATGTTCAAGGTGGTAAAAGCTATTTAGTCGGTGAATATGGGCCGGAGGTTGTAACCATGGGCGGTAACGGAACAGTAACACCTAGCTCTAATGGTAGCGTTACAGTAAGCGTTAATGTAGATGCTAGCGGTGGTAGCTTTGAATCAAACACTTCATTCGGCAAACAGCTTGGAAATGCGATTAAAACAACTGTACAATCTGAAATGCTTAGACAGAAAAGACAAGGCGGTTTATTAACATGAGCGACTTTAATTATCAGCCATTATACGGCGCTAATAAATCAACAAAGCCGCGCGTGTTAATGGCGCAGTTTGGTGACGGTTACGAGCAAAGAATACCTGACGGAATAAACACGCAAAAACAAATATGGGGTTTGATATTTACTGATAGCGCGACTAATATCATGGCAATAGATTCTTTCTTACAGTTAAAGAATGGATCGACTAATTTCACATGGACACCGCAGGGTGCTAGTGAGATTAAAGTCTTATGTAGAGAGTGGAATTTATCACGCGATACAATAGACACTTTTACTTTGCAAGCTACTTTCGAGCAGGTGTTCGAGTGACTATACAAGCTGAAATTCAAACTGCTGGCTTATCTAATCTAATTGAACTGTTCGAGTTAGATTTAAACACGATAGGTATTGCTGAAGTTTTAAACTTTCACAATGGCATAAATGAATTAGGCGGTGACGTTGTATTTAATGGCGTTACTTATACTCGATTCCCTATTGAGGCCGAAGGATTTGAATTAAGCGGTAATGCAACACAGCCAAGACCGACATTAAAAGTGGCTAACATCGATGGGTTAATAGGCGCTGTAGCTAGAAGCAATCAAGATTTAGTTAAAGCTAAATTTATTCGCCGCCGTACTTTTCTAAAGTATTTAGATGCTGTTAACTTCACTGGTGGAGTAAATCCTACCGCTGATCCTAACGCCGCGCTAGATGATGAGATTTGGTATATTGATCGCAAGGCTAGTGAGAATAAAATATATGTTGAATGGGAGCTAACCAGCGCATTAGATTTAGACGGGCAATTTATACCTAAGCGGCAATGTATTCAGAATGTTTGTATATGGAAGTATAGAAGCGCTGAGTGTAGTTATGCCGGTGGTGCTGTAGCTGATAAGAATGACGTGCCTACAGCAGACATTAACGCCGATGACTGCGGTAAGCGTTTAAATTCATGCCAGTTAAGGTTTGTCAACACTACTTTACCATTTGGCGGATTCCCTGCCATATCATTGATACGATAATATGATCGTTACAGAATCAATTTTAAATGACGTTAAGACGCACGTTAACGTGTCGCCACATAGAGAGATATGCGGTTTGATAGTATCGCATAGGCGTAAAAACTTCTACGTTCCATGCGCTAACATATCGCAAGGAGAGAACGAGTTTATTATAGATGCGGTTGAATTCGCTGACATATCAGATAAGTATAAAGTATTAGCGGTCGTTCATTCTCATATTGGCATTAGTCCAAAACCTAGTCAGGCTGATTTAATATCAATAGAGAAAAACAATCTACCGTTTTTGATTGTTAATTATCCGCTTAATACGCATACATGGACTGAGCCTACAGGTTATGTAGCGCCATTTATTGGCAGACCGTTTGTCCATGGCGTTACTGATTGCTACGCTATGCTGGTTGACTATTACAAGCATGAGCTTAACTTAGATATAAAAGACTATGAAAGACAAAGTGAGTGGTGGTCTAAAGGTGATAATTTATATCTTGAAAATTACGCTGATGCTGGCTTTATTAAAGTGAATGATCTACAAGTAAATGATATAATCATTATGCAGGTAGCAAGTCCAGTTCCTAATCATTGTGCCATTTATTTAGGTGACAATATAATTTTACATCATGTAATGAATAGAGCTTCTAGCCGTGATGTTTACGGTGGATATTGGCGCAAGATTACATCAATAATAGTTAGGCACAAGTCACTATGTTAGCAGTAACTTTATATGGACATTTAGCCGATAAGTATGGCAAAGATCATAAACTTGACGTTAAAACTCCGGCAGAAGCTATCCGCGCATTTTGTGCTAACTTTGCAGATTTTAAGAATGACATTATTAAAGATGGGCAAGCATACTATAAATTACTGGCTGGTAAAGACAATCGAAGTGATTTAGAACGCATACATTTAGGCACATCAAAAACACTAAAGATTATTCCAGTTATTGCCGGTAAGGGTGGACTAGGTAAAGTAGTGCTTGGCGCTGCATTGATAGCAGCTTCATTCTATATTCCTGGCGCTACTTATTTTAGCGCTATGAGTTCATTTAGTCTTAACGCTAGTGCGATTGCTTCATCTATTGGATTCTCTTTAATGCTTGGTGGTGTTTCTCAGATGCTATTTGCTCCACCTAAAGCACAAATAAATAATGGTGAGAGTCCGGAGAATATTCCTTCATACGCTTTCGCAGGGGCTATCAATACTACAGGTCAAGGCAATCCAGTGCCGGTATGTTACGGACGGCTTAGAGTAGGATCGCAAGTTATATCAACAGGATTAAGCGTGACACAACTATGAAAAACATTATCGGTGCAGGTGGTGGAGGTGGTGGTAAAGGTGGAGGCGGTGCTAGTGCGCGTGTTGCCGTTGAATCTCCTGACAGCTTACGTTCTAGGCAATATGCCAACGTATTAGACTTGATTAGTGAGGGCGAGATTGATGGATTAGTAGATGGGTTAAAATCAATCTACTTAGATCAAACACCGTTACAAAATGCGGACAACTCATTTAACTTTACCGGCATTACAGTTGATGGGCGTAATGGTACGCAAGCTCAGACTTACATTAACGGGTTTGCCGGTGCTGAATCAGAAACGCCAGTAGGTGTTGAGATCGTAGCAGCTAGCCCTGTAGTTCGTACAATAACAAACACTAACACGTCATCAGTGCGTGTGACTGTATCAGTGCCACAGCTATCACAGCAAAATACTACTAACGGCGATATAACCGGCACTAGCGTTTCATTGTCACTTGAAATTCAAACTGATGGCGGTGGTTTTTTACCTTATGAACTTCGCCGCGTGTGGAATTCAAACTTCTTCGCTATTGGCAATCCTTCATACAATACGGCCGATGCTAAGGCTTTTAATATCGTCGTTACATGGCAACCAACTACAGAATATAGACCGCAAACAATTTACTATAAATTACAGTATAGAGCGCAAGGAGATATTACTTGGTTAGATTATGAGTCTACTAATTTTAGTGGCAATCCGTTTCTTACATCTGAGCAGGTGCAAGGTGGTGGTAATCTATTTAGCTGGTACAACACTATTCAAGTAAATAACTCGTCAGTAGCTCAGACTAGAACATTCAATGTTAATTTGCCTTTTGATAAATATGAATTTCAAACTGTTAAATTAAGCGGTGACGGTTCAACTGCTATCACTTACGGTGAAGGCTACTTTCCAGAAAGCGTTGATGTAATTAGTGGTAAGACTACATCTAAGTATCAACGGTCTTATAACATAACTTTACCTGCCGGCGACTCATGGGATATTAGATTAACTAGGCTGACGGCTGATAGCACATCATCTGCATTACAAAACAAGACGTTTTGGGATAGCTATACCGAGATCATAGATGCTAAGTTATCTTATCCAAACTCATCACTTATTGGCTTGCAAATAGACGCAGAGCAGTTTAATAGCATACCTGTTCGCGGTTATGAGATTAAAGGCTTAAAGGTAAAGATTCCTAGCAACTATAACCCATTGACTAGAGTTTACACGGGCGTATGGGATGGCACGTTTGTTATCGCATGGACTGATAATCCAGCATGGGTATTCTATGACATTACAACCAATGATCGTTATGGTATCGGTGAGTTTATAGACGAATCAATGGTGGATAAGTGGGGCTTATATACTATAGCTCAGTATTGTGACGTGTTAATTGATAATGGCTTCGGCGGTGTAGAGCCTAGATTTACATGCAACTTATATTTGCAGACTAGAGAACAAGCCTTTCAAGTTGTATCAAATATCGCATCGATATTTAGATCAATGATATTTTGGGCTAGTGGGTCAATCTTTGTTTCGCAAGATTCGCCTAAAGATGTGACGCAGTTCTTTAGTGCTGCCAATATCATAGACGGTTCATTTAGCTACTCAGGTTCAAGCGGTAGAGTTAGGCACACAGTGGCGCTGGTATCGTGGAATGATCCTAACGATGGCTATACGCCTAAAGTTGAGTATGTATCAGACAATGATGCTATTGCACGTTATGGCATAGTACAAACTGAGTTAGTAGCTATCGGCTGCACTTCACGCGGTCAAGCGGCTAGAATTGGTAGATGGCTAATTTACAGCGAACAAAACGAAACAGAAACAATTAACTTTAAGGCAAGTTTTGATTCTGTATTTTTACAAGCTGGTGACGTTATAGAAACTAATGATCCAAATAGATCAGGGCTTCGCATGGCTGGTCGTATTTTGTCAGCTACCACAACACTATTAACCATTGATTCTGATATAACAATTGAAGCTGGCAAGACTTACGAGATTAGCTGTAAGTTATCAGACGGTACAATTGAAACAAGGTCAATAAATAGTCCTACAGGCGCTACCGATCAGATTAATGTATCGGTTGCATTTAGTTCAGCTCCGCAAGTGTACGCAATGTGGATTATTGCAGCGAGTGATTTATTGCCTGAACAATGGCGCGTTGTTTCTATCTCAGAAGTAAGCAAAAACGAATTGCAGATTATAGCTTTGTCATATAGGCCTGACAAATATAATGCAGTAGAGCAAGACTTAATTCTAGCGCCATTGCCGACTAGCATAATCAATGTAAGTCAACCAAGTAAAGCAGAAAATATAACTGTAGTTGAATCGCTATATTTGGCTGGTATTGGTGTGGTAGGTGTTAAGGCTACTATTAGCTGGGTAACAGTGCCAGGCGCTATTAAATATATTTTAAGCTATCAAACTGAAACAAGTGCAGAAGTTATAATCAATACTGATCGTACATCGGTTGAGGCTTATCCACTAAATGAAGGTAAATATACTTTCAAAGTATTAGCCATTGATAGCCTAGGGCGCAAGTCAGTTCCATCTGAATTAGTTTTTGATATACTAGGTAAGACTACGCCGCCAAATGACTTAGAAGGATTTTCTGTAGCTCCGCTTGGCGCTATTGGTCTATTTACATGGACTGAATCAATTGATTTAGATGTGTTAGTCGGTGGGTCTGTTCGGTTTAGATATTCACCTAATCTAGAGGCATCATGGGAATCGTCTAATGACTTAGTTTCTCAGGTTGCAGGTAATTCAACCAGTACGACACTGCCTTTACAATCCGGCATGTACTTTGCCAAATTTCAAGATTCTAGCGGAAATTTGTCAACTAATGCGGTTAGCATTGTTACTAATGCAGCAAACATAATAAACTTAAATTTCATTGAAACATTAACTGGTCAACCTGATTGGACTGGTGCGAAAGTTAATACTCAGATTTATGCTGATATTGATCCTAACGGCTTAATGCTTACATCATCAGACTTATGGGATAGTAGCGAGCTGATGGATAGCGATGAGCTTATGGACTACGGCAGTGGCGTTTCTGCTACTGGTAGTTATGCGCTTGGTTCAATTGATTTGGGATCAGTGCAAACATCGCGCTTATCTAATGTAATTGAGGCTTACGGTGTTGACATGCTAAACACATGGGATGCCGATGAGTTAATGGATTCTACCGACTTAGTAGATGGCGAGGTTATATTATCATCTGCAATTATTTACTTTAGACACACTAGCGACGATCCACTAGGTACGCCGACATGGACTGATTGGAGTCCATCGGCATTGGCTGATATAACCGCTAGGGCTTATGAATTTGAGCTAAGATTAGCTAGCCGTTCAACATACCATAACATTTTAGTGTTAAAGGCTGAGTCAGTAATTGATATGCCTGATAGAATTGAATCAGAAGATAATATTACATCAGGTGTTTTAGGTTATAATGTTACTTACAATAAACCGTTTATGGTGAGTCCTGCACTTGGGTTAAGCGCTGAGAATATGGCGACTGGTGATTATTATTTATTATCTAGTAAGACTAAAGACGGATTTACGATAACTTTTTATAACTCAAGTAATGTTTCTATAAACAAAACTTTTGATTACATTGCAAAGGCTTACTAATGTCACAAGCTGATTTTAATATTGACAACATATCACGATCGCTTTTTCGTGCTGAAAATAACACATCATTACAAGCGCTGGCTAGTTTAAGCTCAGGTGCTACAGAGCCAGCTACTACTTACGCTTATCAGTTATGGGCTGACACTACAACCGGATTATTAAAGCAAAGAAACGCTGCGAATTCAGCATGGGTTGATGTTCTTACAATGGCTACTGGTTCGCCGGTTGCTGGTGGTTCTGATGCTAGCGAAACCGTAAAAGGTATTGTCGAGTTAGCCACTAGCGCAGAAGTTATCACTGGAACTGATACGGTTAGGGCTGTTACTCCGGCAGGGTTACAGTCTAAGGTTGCGAGTCAATCAGCATTAGGAATTGTTGAGCTGTTAACTGATGCAGAATATGTTACTGGCACAGATACAACTAGAGCATTAACTGCGGCGGTGGCTAGGTCTAAAAATTTAGTGGCAGGTACAGCAGTAGACTCTACAAGCGGCACTTCAATTGACTTTACTGGTATCCCTAGTTGGGCTAAGAGAATTACTGTCATGTTTAGTGGGGTAAGTCTTAGCGGAAGTTCTTTTCCAATTGTTCAATTAGGTGACAGTGGTGGTGTTGAAAATACTGGATATAATTGTCAGGTAGGGTCAGTAGTAGTAGGTAATAATATAACACGTCACTCTATATATACCACAGGCTTCGGAGTTACATTTAATAGTTCTGATGCTACTTATGTATTTTCAGGTTCATTGACACTAATAAATATATCTGGAAGCACATGGATATGTAGCGGAACAGCTCAAGAACAGGTTGGAATAATATTTTCTGCAATAAGTGGAACTAAAACCCTATCAGCAACCTTAGACCGCCTACGCATGACCACAGTCAACGGCGCAGATACTTTCGATGCTGGCTCAATTAACATCATGTACGAATAGGAGTAGTCATGCGAAAAGAAATTAACTTACTTACAGGTGAAGTTACAGAATATGAAGATGCTCCTGTAACAATTCAGCCGTTGCCAACAATTGAAGAACTAAAAGCATTAAAACTAACTGAAATAGACGCACTAGAAGCAAGTCAGTTCATGACACGCGGAGAACGTGAAGGCTGGCTAGCTATGATTGAAGCACAAGCTGATTCTCAAGGCGTATCGCTAGAAACATTATATCTAGCTAATCCGTTTTATAAAAAGCTAAAAGATGTAAATTATAAAGTAGCAACATTACGCGCTGAAATTTTTGCCATAGTATGATCTACTTATACATTTTACTAGCAGACTTATATCTGTTCTTTATAATGTATGTGGCAAGCATGGGAATGATACGCGCTCATGCTGAGAATAAACTAAACGGTGTTCTGTGGGTGCTTTGCTTGCCTTTTGTAGCGTTAAGTATGCTGCTGGACTTAGTTAATAATTTGGTTATATTCACACTGCTATTTGCTGAGTTACCACGCGAACTACTTGTTACAGCGCGATTAAAACGCCATTCCACACAACAAACATTTCGCGGTAAGTTAGCGCGTTGGATTGGTGTGCATATACTCAATCCGTTTGACCATACCGGAGATCATCTTGATTAGCCTATTAATAACTACACTATGCCTTGCTGGTACGTCTATGACGCTGTTAGGTGTATTTGTATTCATACAGTTATTGCGTAGCTCTAACGCGCCAGCAGACAATAGCAACCGTATTAATCGTATTCGTTTAGTATGGTTTGCATTGACTAGGCCTGAGTTATTTGTAAGTCAGTTTCAGTGGTTATCTAAAGACGAACTAGAAAATGTGAGTAAATAAATGGATTTTCAATCAATTTTAAATATCGTTTTAGGTAGCATATTGGCTATTATTGGCTGGTTCGCACGCCAATTATGGGATGCGGTTCAAGATTTAAAAGAAGATATGAAAAAAATAGAGGTTGATTTACCTACGCATTATGTAAGAAAAGAAGACCTAGAAAACCGTCTTGACAGATTTGAAAATATGTTAGGTAAGATTTACGACAAACTAGATTCTAAGGTTGACAAATAATGACTAAGTGGTACAAGTCAAAAACAATTTGGTTTAATATAATTATGACTGGCTTAATTACTTTAGAGGCTAGTTTAAGCCAGTTAAGCAATATACTACCGGCTAACTGGTATGGGATATTAGCAACTAGCCTGGCAGTAGGTAATGCCATGCTGCGTATTATTTCAAATACAGGCATTAGTAAATGAATCTAACCAAACATTTTACACTAGCTGAAATGATTGCAAGCTCTACAGCTTTGCGGACTGGTATTAAAAACATACCTTCGCCAACTGTTATTGGCAATTTAAAGTTATTAGCTGATGGTTTAGAGCAAGTAAGATCGCTATTAAATAATCCTATCACTATCACTAGCGGCTACAGATCGCCAACACTAAACCGTTTTATTGGTGGTTCTGTTAGTAGCGCACATTGTTTAGGCTATGCGGCCGACTTTAAATGTGCCGGCTTTGGTACGCCTGACGATATTGTACGTGCTATTAAAGATGGCGGCATTAAATACGATCAGTTAATCTGCGAGGGAGGTGCAACTGGATGGGTTCATATTTCATTTGATCCAAAGTTAAGACAACAAACACTTAATGCGCTATTTGATAGTAAAGGCAAAGCCACTTACAGAGAATTTGTCTAATTAATACAAATACATGCTAATATATAAAAGCCTTATATTAAGGCTTTTTTTATGGGATTAACATGATAATAAATGAAGAACTAAAACAATGGGCAACTGATAGGCAAATTGAATATATTGATGCTGTTAATTTGCATGGATCAAATATAAAGGCAGCTAAAGCTTTAAATGTTAATCGTAGCTCAGTAGATCGATCTATGATTGCATTAAAGAAGAAAGCCGCTTTGCATGGCTATGCGCCTGATAATGATATGGTGCATATTACACCTGATCCTTTTATTGTTCGCGGTACGTCAACACTGTATAAAGATGGCGTTGCAAAAATTCAGTGGGTTAAGACTAAGCTTGATGAAAGCAAACTTGATCAAATAATTAAGGACTCTATTCAATCAATGATTGAAGGGGTACGCGGCTTATCAGCTCCAATAGAAAAGCCAAAGTATTCAAATGATGATTTACTTTGCGTCTATCCGATGGGTGATCCACACTTTGGCATGAAAGCCTGGCAAGAGGATGCCGGAGATAACTTTGATTTAAAGATTGCAGAGGACTTAACTTGCAGCGCAATTGATAGATTGATAGCAAGCGCGCCTAATGCAGAAACAGCTATATTGTTAAATTTAGGTGATATGTTTCATGCTGACAATCAAAATAACACTTCACAATCAGGACATCAATTAGACGTTGACGGTCGTTGGTCTAAGGTTCAGCAGGTTGGATTGAAAGCAATGATTTATTGCTTACAAAAATTATTACAAAAACATGAAAAAGTTATATTCAGAATAAACAAAGGCAATCATGACGGTCATAGCTCCTATGCTTTAGCTTTAATGTTGTCATGCTATTTTGATAAAGAGCCTCGCATTACGGTTGATCTATCGCCGTCGCCTGTTTGGTACTATCATTTCGGTAAAGTGCAGATCGGTACAACTCATGGCGACACTATTAAAGGTAAAGATATATTATCTATAATGGCTAGTGATCGCCCTAAAGAATGGGGGCAAAGTAAGCATCGCTATTGCTATATTGGTCACGTTCATCATCATGACGCGAAAGAATATCACGGTGGAATTGTTGAATACTTTAGAACGCTTGCAGCGCGTGACGCATGGCATCAAGGGCAAGGTTACAGGGCAGGTCGTGATATGCGTTTGATCGTATTACATAAAGATCATGGCGAAATTGAGCGCCATACTTGCGATATTGGTATGCTTTAAATTTAACTAGAAAGGATTACAATGACACTCATATTAAGCCAATGGCGCATTATATTGCTAGCCGCAGTGATTGCTTTAGCTTACTACTATAAAACGTGCTATGAAGCATCTGTAGCTGAACTAGCTACGTTTAAAGCCGATATTGCTACACTTAAAGGAGTAAAAGAAAATGAAAATAAAATACTACGCAATTATGCAGAAAACACAGTATCAAATTTAACTGACAAACATAACAATGAATTGAAAGGTATTGAAAATGATTTTATTAAACAAAACAAACTTTCTAGTATTACTATTAGCAATCTGCGTAACAGCCTGCGCCAGTCAATCAGTAGTGCCGATGACGTGTCAGAAGTTGACACCAATACCGAAAGAACTACCGAAGAATGGCGAAACCGTTACGCAACCATTGTTGGACAATATGAAACGCTAAAACAAGGCTGCACTATTACAACCAGTGATTATAATTTATTGCGTGGTTGGGGTGATGCAGCTTGTTTGCAGGTAGGATGTGAATAAATAAAAGCCACTAACAAAATAAAAGCCCATTAAGTTGGGCTTTTTTATTATCTGCGCTTTAACTTTAACCGTTCAAAGTCTTGCAAGCAATTTGCATCGCACCATCGCTTAGTCTTATCATCTGCAAAGTCTTCACCACAAAACAAGCATTGTCCAGTCGCTTCAACTTCTAAAGTATTGGCTTTGCTTGAGATATATTTAATTGATGCTTCACTGGCTTTCATTTCTAAAGCACTTGCTATGTCTAATTGGTCTGACAAATGTTCGTTCATTATTTATTACCTTCTAATTCTAAATAAAAAGCATCAACTTGATCATTGCAAAAATTCCACAATTCAGTATTCTGCACAATCCAAAACTCACGATTGAATTTTAACATACTCTTTAATGATTGTAATTCATGGCTAGTCGTTCCTAGCTTGCCAGTCTTAATAAATCGTGACTTAATACTAATCAGCGTCGGCTTAATTACTGCCTCAGAAAAGCTGATAGCGTGTCGTCTAGCCTTACACGTCTGACCTGCAACCAGTAACATATTCATCATACGCATTAGCTTGTCATACTGCGCTTCTGTAGCGTGTCCGCTAGTGAATGACTTGATAGCTAAGTGTTCGTGTAGTTCCATTTCGGTCGTGTCTATGACTAGCATAGGTATTGCTTTTGAGAGTTTCATTTTGTATATCCGTAAAAAAATAACCGTTAAGGTTATGTGTTAAAAAATGGTTACTTACGGTAACCAATCGCCAAACCAACTTAGAAAAATGAAGTAAAACTAAGTCCGTTTGGATTAATACATATTATAAACTGAATAACCTTGCCACGGTGTAGTTTTTTGCACTACTCGTTCATTTTGTTTAAACTTGCCGGCTAGTTCTTCTAATGGTGAATGTGAGTGTACAGCATCAGGACTAATTAAACCACGCTTAATGGCTTCTTGAATATGCAGCGGAATGTTATTGTTAAGTATTTGTCTGATATTATTGCTATACCGTTTCAAATACTTTTCTTTTTCAAGTTCAATGTAAGCGCTAAATCCTTCAACATTAACGGCTAAGTATGTTTTATTGTGTGGCGTAGTTATAAAGAACTCACCTTTAAGGCGCTTAATATGAAGTGAGATTGTATGAATTGGCAAGTTTAATTTTGCTGCCATTTCATTACGTGTTAAGTCTTCGGCTTTAATGTTTTCAAATACACGCACATGATCAAATAAGAATTTTTCTTTTACATTCATTTTTTGTGGTTTCATTTTAATAGCTCCAATCTTTTCAATTCTGCATTTGCATAGAAAATAATCTTTTTAATACCGCGTAATTCGTCGCTGTGTGATGATTGACCGTAACGATAACACTCACGGAATATCTCACCGATTTGAGCGTTCATATCTTTATGGCTAATTAAGTCTTGCAGTATAGTAGAGTTTAAAGGCAATTCATAATAACTTGCTGTAGCTCCGTCTGATTTAGTTTTTGTTTCTTCTTTCATTTCAATAATCCTATAGTATTTAACTAATGTCCAATTAAGATCGCCTGCTTTAAATCTTGCATTTGGTAGTGGAATCCATGTTTCTATTTCAACAATTAACGAATGATCGATAGGACAGCAAAATGATTTATCGTGTTTTATCCATGAGGTCATAATCCTGCTGCCTCCAAAACTTTTGGGAATTCTAACCGTAAAATCTCAGTGATCTGTTGAGCAATTTCTATGTGTTCCTTTTGTGTACCATTGCCTGATCTAACTTTAAGATAATGTACCCAGCTTCTTAACGTGCCACTCATATACATGCGGCTAGGTGTTAATCCTTCCGGTAGTAAGGTACGTGCTACTTCTTTTGCAATGCCTCGACTTAATGCAACTTTATAAGTATTTTGAATGTCATTTAAAAGCTCATCCTGCACCATACCAAACCATTCATTTAGTTCGTCATCATCGCTTATAATACTATTCTGTCTATTCTTCGTGTCTTGCGTTCTACATTCTCTATAACCTAAATCCGGCAACACACTAACATCAGCATAACGTTGACTAAATTCCTGAAAAGAAAAACTACGATGTCTTAAAATCTGCCGTCCAATATCACGCCAAGTGTTGATCTCTACACACGCACTTACCATTTCAAGTGGCGACCAATGACATTCATCTAGTAAATGCTTAATAAGTTTAGGTGCTGTAGCTGTATTATTTTGGTTCGCTGGATTGCTTGCCCTTGCCATGTAAGCGACTAGATCATCGCCGCCTGGAGTTGCCCATACTAATTTTGCATTAATCATTCTTAAACCCCTGTACTACCAAAGCCATTAACGCCTCGGTTAGTTTCTGTTAGTTGATCTACTTCGACTGGTTGCCATAATTCTATTGGTTGGATAATAAGCTGGGCTATTTTGTCGCCTTTATGTAATGAAACACCATAGTGACCATGATTCACCAATAGCACTTTAATTTCACCTCGGTAAGAGCTGTCAATAATACCAGCCATAACGTCAATACCTTGTTTAAAAGATAATCCGCTTCTAGGTGCAATACGTGCCATGTAGCCATCAGGAATTTCAATGGCGATGCTAGTTCCGATTAGTTGTCTTTCATATACATCAATAATGTATTCATCATCAGCATATAAATCTAAACCAGCATCAGTTGCATTTGCCCGTGTTGGAATTGTTGCGTTTTCGTTTAGTTTTTTTACTTTAATCATAACCCTACACCTTCCAAACAAAAAAAATCATTGCACTAACTACGATCACACAACCAAAAATTAAACCTTCTAAGATTGGCGTGAATAATGAATCACTTTTTACTTTTGAGTTTTTGTAGTCTTTAATGTATGTTAGTTCGTTCATTTTTTAACTCCACATAGTTTTCTAAGATCGTGAATACTTGCATCATATAAAGTATTAACACATGATCGGTTAAGTGTTTCTAGCCGTTCAATTTGCATTTCGTAATCCTTCATTACGCTAAAAATAATTAACATAAAGATTGTTCCTGCAAATACGGCTAAGTAGAAGTGAGTGTTTTTCATTTTATTTAATTCCGTTTCGTTTGTTGATGTAGTTATTATATATCAACTATTATTAAATACAACACTTTTATGTATTATTTTCTAATATATTTATTATCTTAATAATCTCAATCTTTGCAGCTTCAAAGCCTTTGCAGATTATTGCGATGTAACCCAGTGAGTTTAGGTATGCTATCCAGTCTTTTTGTTCTGACGATGTGGTGCTGCCTTTTGTTCTTTTCATTTCAATAAATAGCCATAGTGATGGAATCATTAGATCAGGTATGCCAGGAACTACGCCTGTATTCTTCAAAGTCATAGCTGTAGATTTAGATCTATAGCCTCCGTTTGGTATCGAAAATATACGATGCTGCGGATAAGTCTTTCGCATCCAGCTAACTAGGTGCATCTGCTCCCAATCCTCGGAAGGTACTTTTATTTTATCAACCATATTAAAACCCGATCTCAATAACCCATTCCTCACACGCTCCGTTGGTAGCTGCGAAGTCCTCAGGCGGTGTCATATCAAATTTAGTACATACGCCTTTAGTATCGTAATGATCGCAGTTATGGCACAAGTGTGGCGTTTTGGTGGCTATGTCTAGCCAGTCGGTGTAGTGTTTTGGTGGTGGGTGTCTAGTTGTCATGGTTGTATATCCTATCAATAATTTTAAAAAACTTACCGTCTTTCTTATAGCTTAGTAAATCAGGACACTTACCTTTATTCATCAACTCAGCTATATCAATCAAATCAGCAGAATCATAATTCAATATTACATTGGCTTTATGTGCTATCTCAGCCAGTAGTTTACGTGCTTTGCTTCCGGCCCATCCATCGTGCATTATGGTGCAATACTCTGTTATTGCTGGGTCAGACAGTCCGCCATAATAACTCACTTTCAACATTTCAATGCCGCTTGTCTTGCTAGTGTGTTTACTCCACGACCAACTATTAACCTCTAATTCACTCAAGCCGGTCATGATGTCGTCCTGGTGTAATACTAATAACTTCTCTTTAGGCGGTGGGAAAGGCGTTCCGCAACACGGGCAAATAGGTACTGAGATATGCACGATCTCGCTGCAAGTGTCGCATAGTCTAACGGGGGCTTCGCCGTCACCGCTTCCGCCCTTCTTAGGTGGCGTGACGTTGGTAATTGGCCCGTGTGTTTCTACCGCTCCGGCAAAGTCTAATACTAAGCAATGATCTGTATGCTCCTTAACCCGTAATCCACGACCACACATCTGCACATACAGACTGGCTGACATTGTCGGCCGTAATAATGCAATCAGGTCTATATTCGGCGCATCAAATCCAGTCGTCAAAATGTTAGCGTTAGTTAATGCTTGAATTTTACCTTCTTTAAACTCTCGCAATATACGATCACGATCTAAGCCGCTTGTTTTACCTGTAACACATGCGGCCGTAATTCCACGATCTATTAAAACGTCTTTAATATGCTCGGCATGTTCTACGCCAGTGCAGAAAAATAACCAATGCTTGCGGCCTTCTGCTAGTGATATGACTTCATCAACTACTCGAGCGTTATTGTCAAAAGTATCAACTGCGGCTTGTAATTCGCTTTCTATAAATTCACCACCTCGCTTATGTACGCCATCAGTATTAAGTTTTGATCGTGTTACCTTTGAGCGTAAAAATGCCAAGTGCTTTTTATGTATCAATTCTTCAATACTTACTGGCTCAATAAGATCGTCAAACAATGCTGGCTTGTCAGTGATTAACCCGTGGCCTAGTCTAAATGGGGTAGCCGTCAAGCCAATAATCCTAAGTGCTGGATTGATAACTAACAGCTCGCTAATTAACGTGCGATAGCCGCCTTCTTCTTTATGGCTGATGAGGTGACATTCATCAACCAGTATTAAGTCAATGTGGCCTAACTGTTTAGATCGTTTAGCCACTGATTGAATAGCTGCAAATGTTATCGGCTCGCCTAATTCTTTTTTATTAAGGCTAGCAGAATATATCCCCATTGGTGCGCCTTTCCAATGTTCACGCATCTTTTCTGCATTTTGGCTGATAAGCTCCTTCTGATGGGTCAACATTAACACGCGAGTATCAGGCCAGTTTTGTACTGCATCCTTACACAATGCAGCCACAATATGGCTCTTACCTGCTCCTGTAGGTAACACTAGGCATGGGTTGCCGGCGTTATGTGATAGCCAGTCATAGAGCATATCTATTGTGCGTTGTTGGTAGTCGCGGAGTTTCATTTAGGGTAATCCATTATTTTATATTTTAAGTTATTAAGCATGTGACGTTTTTCTGTCTTGCTGCCAATAAAGTAAACGTATCTATGCTTTCTGCTTCTAGGTACTAATTTAAAATCATCGCCATATTTAGCGCGTATAGCTTTTGCTCTATTTGGCACGCCTCTAAACTCATCTGCAATAGTAATTCCATGTAAATGCTCTTTACCTTTTATTTGCCAGTCAGTACGCTTTGCACTTAATCCACAGTAAATAAAATTAGTAGCTTGGTAAACTATGCCTAAATGATCATGTGCAATATCAGCAAATGAAACAATTGCTTTTGGTCTTTCAATAACTTTTAATGATTGTCCAACTAAAAAACTTGCCTCATTTTTTCGGTTATATTTTAAGCATAATCTGTTTAGCTCAATAACTTTATCAGCATAATTTTCACCTAATAAACCTTTTCTCATTGGTGAACTAGGCGGCGTTCCATAGGTTACAACACCGATCAATTCTTCATTATCATAAAGTCCAAAAGCATAACTAATTGATGGAATGCGTTTTGCATAATGAATATCTAATAAAAATGGATAGGTTAGTTTTGATTCTATTTGTTTAACTATCATTTTCAATAATCCTAGCACCCATATCATCCCTCAATTCACGAACAAACCCATCCCCATCAGCACAAGCATCAGGATTAGCCACAATCTCACTGGATAGATAACCGTCAGCACCGTTTAACACTTTCTTACCATTGATAACATATACTGCGTGCCATTCATCTTTAGCTGGCTCAATATCCCACGGTGTTAAATCAGGATGTAACACATGGCTATCACAACCAACATACTGAGCATCGTTCGGTATAACATCATCCCAGCGACCACAATGCCAAGTGCTATCCTCTTTAGCCGTTGAAAAGGCGCAAGTTCGACAATTAACCTCTTTAGTTAGCTTAGTCTTATGGCAAAACTCATGGCTATTACAAAAACGACACTCAAAGTAAGTAGGGTCATCACTTAAACCTACTGGCATACGCTCAGACATGGTGATCTTTTGTCCGCGTTCGATTGCTTTTATGGCTGCTGGTTTGTCTAGTTCGATGCGTTCCGTGTAAATACGATCATCATCTTTACAGATAGCCAAGTAAAATCCACGGTCAATATCTTTACCGAACATATAAGTATTAATCTGCGTCCAGTGCATAGGCTTAGATTCTTTTAATCCTTTCTTTTCTAAATCGTCAAATGACTTTTTAGAGTGAGTTTTAAATTCCGCTACGTGCCTGCTCTTAGGCGCTTCTGGCAGTCCGCTTTCAATAATACCGTCTAAGCTACCACTGACATGCTTGCCGAAGTTAATACGCGATTGTGTGCTAGTGGTATTACGAATATCTATACCAATGGCGCGTAGATCACTGACTATGGTTGATTCTTCGTTATGACCTCTGCGGAATAATCTTAAAATACGGCCTGGGAATGGTTCTTTGATTGCCCAATGGAACTGCAACCAAAGCTTTCTATCGCATTTGTCGCCTAGCATTGATACGCCTAGATGTGGGCGCGGTTGTTCTTTTGCATTTAATTGTTGGTGATATGCGTCTATTAGTGCAACTGTGGTGTTTTGATTTTCTGGTATTTTCATTTTATTTCACCAATACTAGACTCAATTCTATTTTTAGCTATTTGGAAATACTTATCGTCTTTTTCAATACCTATGAAATTCCTATTTGTATTTACACAAGCTACTCCTGTAGTTCCGCTTCCCATTGTAAAATCTAAAATTGTTTCGTTTTCTTGCGTATATGTTTTAATTAAATACTCCATAAGCAATACTGGCTTTTGTGTTGGATGCAAACTTCCTTTTCTTATTTTATCAAACTCAATAAGAGTAATTGGGTTTTTAAGGTCGTATGTTTTTTTTAATGGTTTATAACCAACACTCGATGCGCTTTGACTATCTGACATTCCACCTGCTTTTATTGGCTTATCACGAATTATCATTTGCGGATAATATTTTGTAGGCTCACCTTTGCTTGTAAATATTATAATATCTTCAGTTTGTTGCATTGGTCTAAATCTTGCATAAGACATACCACTTGGAATTTTTTTATTCCAATCCCATCTATATTTAAAAGATTTTATATTGCTTGTTATTAATAAACTTGTAAAAGGTTCATTACCAAACAATGCAATAACCCCATTAGGTTTAATAATTCGCTTTAACTCAAACCACATTTTTTCAAAAGGTATAACACTATCCCATTTGCAAGCAGTAGTGCCATACGGCGGATCGGTAATAATTGCATCAACACTTCCGTTAGGTATAGACTTCATCAACTCTAAACAGTCGCCGTGCATTAAATCATATTTCATTTTATTATCCTAACAAAAAAAGCCCCATTATTAAACATACAATAACAGGGCTGTAACACTACATTATTTTGCCCAAGGCGCTTTGGCTTTAGTAGTTTCCGGTTGCGTTGCTTTCGCTGCCGGTGTTGGTAACTCAGCGCCATCTAGTGATTTAAAGGCTTTGATTTCGTTAGTTGGCTCGTAGCCTTCTTGCTTACGTGTTGCCAACTTAATCAATAAACTAGCCCCTAATAATTCGTCAGTGTCATTAACTTTAGCTAGTCCAACGGCTCGCATGATCTCGCCTAGTTGTTGCCGGCCGATGTTCTCAGCCACGCTAGAGGCGTTCTTAATGTTGATGTTACCAAAAACGATACGACCTTCATGAGTAGGGCCAGTAATATCATAGCGAACAGCGATGAATTGACCTGTTCCGTTCTTGGTGGCTTTAATATCTGCCTTAGTGATTGTTGCTGAGTACCAGCCATCAGGTAAAACTGTAAATTCGCCGTTACCTACTGGTAATTCGTCTACATTGTACTCAAAGTCTAAACTTGCCATTTTATATCCTTTATATTATTAAATTAAAATACTACTTATTTAGTAAGGGTAATTCCAAAACTAGCACGTCCTGGCTTGCTAGTGATAGCGTCTAACAAAGGCGTTGTAATATCTTTGCTGGCTGCCTTCCAAAGTGCTGAGTTAATCTCAGCAGACCATCGGAATAGACTGCTTAAATGCTCAGTCAATCCGTTTTCATCGGCTAATTCTTGCAGTTTTTCAGAATCAACCTTTCTAACCATACGACCGCCGATCTTGATTACATAACCTTCATCAGTCGTTATATTTTCAGTGCCTTGAAATGTTTCAGCAATACCAATCAATGATAATAGTTTGTCCTCAATCTCACGGCGTTGCTCAGTCGCTTGTCTTTCAGCTTCTTTTAGTTCTAGCCATTGTTGGCTAAGTGTGGATAGTTCGTTCATGATTTAAACCCCAACTCTTTTAATGAATCCATTAATGCTGTAGTTGTTACTGCCATGCTATTTACTGTAGGCTCATTTTCAACTGGTAAATATTTATGTAAATCTTCTGGTAAAATTTCTTTTGCTTTTTTAAGTGTAAAACATCCGTAAATTACAGCTTCTAATTGTTTTTTAATTTCATACTTTTTATCGCGTTGCGCTGCAAATAGAGAATGAAATTCTTTTACTTTTTCACGGTCTATATCACTGAATATATATTGACTATTTCTTACTTTAAATCTACCCAAACAACTGTAATTGTGAATATAAAGTGAATTAACTTCTAAATAATGGCTAATCTCTTTATTTTTTAAAGAATCAGGCAAAGCATTATAAGCTTGTTTATTTAGATATTCTTGTGTTTGAGAAATGTAATCAATATTAGGTAAAGCATTAATTACTTTATCAATAAATGTATCTCTTAAATTTTTAGTTAGTTTCATTATGAAATAGCCTTAGTAATTGCATCATTGTAAGATTCCCAATCAAGCTTGAAGCTTTCAGGGAGTGAGTAGCGATTCTTAGCTAAATAAGCTGGCTTTTCTTGAGTGTAGATCATACGTTCACCATTACTAATTGCACGGCTACGCTCTTTATTAAATCCTACATCTTCTTTTTTAACTACTGTTTTGTAATTGGCAAAAAATACACAATCAGCCCATTCCTGAATTAGTGCGCTAGAGCGAGTTTGTAGTTTAGGTTGGTAACGATCATAACTATCTACTTCCGGACTATCGAAGCGCTTAATCTCGCTATGTCCAATTAACACCACGTTCATATTCTTATCATTACGAAGCGCATTAAAGCCTTCTAAAATCTCACGCCATTTTTCAGCTAAGAACATTGCAGACTTACCGAAGGCCAGTTCTTTAGCATCGTGTGTAGCTTCGATTTCAGTGATAAGCACATTTTCTAACCAGTCGGCCGTATCTAAAATAACTGTTTGATAGTTATGCTCATCGGTGTAAAGGATTTGCAACATATCCATAATATCTTGGCTAGTCTTAGCCACTGGAAAATAACTAACGTCTAGTGCGTCCAGTCCATCCTCGGCACAGATAAAGATAGGGTTAGGTGCTTGGCTTGCAAATGTACTTTTACCAATACCGTGTGTTGAATATAAGAAAATACGTGGTGGGCGTAGGTTCTTACCTTTTTTAATGCTGCCTAGTGAAATGGCCATGTCTTTTAACTCCATTTTAATTAACGCCAGTCAGTGATCTGTTCGGCGAGTGAGTTCATATTAAACTATCTAATTATAAAAGTAAACAAATAATTATAAAATATGATAATATGTTTCTACTGTATTAAGTCACACAACAACCATAAAGGAATAACAATGAACGAAATTGAACTAATTAAACAACAATTGAAAGATCGTAACTTAAAGGCAGTTGCTTTGGCGGCTGATGTTAGCTCTGGCGCACTGTATAAGCTGATGGACGGGTCTACATCTAATCCGTCTTATGATCTTATTAGTAAGTTAAAAGTTTATTTGAATGTTGACCAATCAAAAAAGTAATTGTTGAATGGTATGATTTAGAATTGCCACCAATAAATCTACATAGTTTTAAGAGGTATTAAAAATGGGTAATATATCAAGTATATTCGGCCAAGCTTTCACGCCGCCAACAGATAAGATTTTAGATAGTCCTGAAATACAATTACAAGATGCCATGTTAGAACATGGCTTAACGCCGCCTGACCATATTATTATGGATGGTAAGTTAAGACGATTCACTAGCGGAACTAAAGGCCAAGGCGGCCAAGGAGATAAAACCGGCTGGTACGTCTGCTTCGATGGTGATATGCCTGCCGGAAAATTCGGTGATTGGCGATCAAGCATAGAAGTAAACTTTCGTGCCGACATTGGCCGTAAATTTACTATGCAAGAGGAAATGGCTAATAGTAGGCGGATGCAAGAAGTCAAGGCCTTACGCGATGCCGAGTTAGAACGTTCTCACAGCCTGGCAGCTAACACAGTACAAACAATATGGGATAACGCCACACACGCCACACACGAGCATGGCTATCTATCGCGCAAGGGCATACAGTCTAATGGCGCTAGGGTAACAGGTGACGGGCGTTTAATCGTGCCGTTATATGATAAAGATAACGAATTATGCAGCCTACAATATATTAGTATTGATGGTGAAAAACGCTATCATTCAGGCGGCCTAACACTTGATTGCTTTAATGCTCTAGGTATAGAGGATAGAAAATCAACCATATACGTGGCCGAGGGATTTGCAACTAGCGCATCCATATATGAAGAAACAGACCAGCTCACATACATAGCGTATAGCGCATCTAATATACCTAACGTGGTAAAGCATATCCGTGAAGTCTATGGTATTAGCCAAGATATATGCGTGGTAGCTGATAATGATGAAAGCGGTGTTGGTCAAAAATATGCAGATCAGGCTAGTGCTAAGTATGGTTGTCGTGTCGTATTGCCGCCTAATAAGGGTGATGCTAATGATTATATTCAATCAGGAGGTGATCTAAAGTCACTACTTATGCCTACCGTTGACAATTGGTTAATACAAGCCGATGACTTTAGCAATCAACCAGCACCCATATCATGGTTAGTAAAAGGCTGGATTCAAGACAATGCCTTAATTATGGTGCATGGCCCAAGTGGTGGTGGTAAGACTTTTGTTGTTTTAGATTGGTGTTTAACTATCTCAGGCGGTGTAGATCATTGGTTTGATAATAAGGTTAAAAACGGCTCAATCATTTACTTAGCAGGTGAGGGTCATCATGGCTTGCGCGGTCGCGTGGCAGCATGGAAACACGCTCGAGGCGTAGATAAGCTTGATATGTGGCTAAGCCGTGAAGGGTGCGATTTAAACACGCCAGAAGGTTATCAGCGCGTAGTCAATAACATTCGTGCGCTAGATATTAAACCTAAGATGATCGTTGTCGATACGCTTCATCGCTTCTTATTAGGTGATGAGAATAGCAGCCAAGATGCTAAAACCATGCTAGATGCTTGCAGCGGCATTATGAATGAGTTTGGTTGTAGTGTATGCCTTGTTCACCATACAGGCGTTAGCGATGAAGCACAGCATAGGGCGCGAGGTTCTAGTGCTTGGCGTGGTGCATTAGATATTGAGATCAGTATAGTGCCGGCTAAGAATGACACGCCTATTCAGATCGTTCAACGTAAATCTAAAGATGCTGAGTTAGCTAGTGATCTTTTTTGTACGCTAGAAACAGTTGCTATACCTGGCTGGTTTGATGAGGATAACGAGGCTGTTACCAGTGCTGTAGTAAAAGAAGCCGAGGCTTTAGATGCTAAACCTAAACAAGATAGTAAGTTAAATGAAGCTAAAAAGACAATCCAAAGGGCTTGGTTTGCTTCTGATTGTGAAGAAAGAGAGTCAACACCATACGTTAGCCGGTCTGCATTAAAGGGTATTTTGTCTAAAGATGGACTAAAAGAACGTACCATTATTAACATAATGACACCGTCAAGAAGTGATGGATTGATCAATTTATTGGTTAATTCAGAAACAATTGAACTATATGAGCATGGTTATTTGATCGTAGATAATGCTTTTTCTAGTGCTTTAATGTTATCTAAAATAGGCTAAAAGTTTTACCCTTTTTTACCCTGAGGGTAATTTAGGGTAAAGGGTAAAAAAGTGACAAAAAACGCATATTCTTTACCCTCCCTTACCCCTTACCCTTTAGGGTAAGGGTAAAGGGTAAAGATGCAGTTGCGAATTTTTAGGGTGTTTGTTTTAGGGTAGGTATTGTTTAGTTGTATAATAATCTTTCAGTAATGATTTTAATTAAATTGGAGTAATAAAATGAAAAAGTTATTAAGTATTAGTTTGATTGGTTTGTTTTTAGGTGGTTGTGTAAGCATGGAGCAAATGGTAGAACGTGAAGGTGCTAAACATAATGCACCGCGATGGAAAATAGATGCGGTTAAGCATGGTTGCATTTCAGGTCGTGCTGATGGTGGTGATATGTACAGTAGATTTATAAAGGACTATGATCAGTACAAGACTAATTCTGACTATGCTATGGTCTATGATGATAGTTATAAAACATGCAGGGCTAGGTATGAATCTACTATGAGGAGTTATCGGTAATGGTTAGACTAGAGATCATCACATGCTGCATGATATGCTTTGGTGTAATACTTAACACGGTTAATGTTCTATGGCATTGGTAGGTAAGGCTCATCAATACCATAACCTGTATAATACTAAGCAATGGCAGCGTTTAAGATACTATCAACTGTTAAGCAATCCGTTATGTAAGTATTGTTCTGATGCTGGTTTGATTGTCAATGCAAAGATCGTTGACCATATCAAACCACATAAGGGCGATGAATCGCTGATGTTCAATGCAGATAACCTGCAATCATTATGCAAACATTGTCATGATAAAGTTAAGGCAACGATTGAGCGTAAAGGTTATCTGATTGGTAGTGATGCAAGTGGTATGCCAGCAGATAAAACATCGCATTGGTATAAGTGATTTAAACGCTGTATAAGCTACTTAAATATAAACATAGCGCGTAGTATTAACAAAAAATTTAACGAGCTTTAAGACGCTATAACGTGCGTTTAAATGGGTAGGGGTGGGTAAAAAGTCAAAAGCCTTATCCTCAAAGAC